GTGCTGCAAGTGTAGGAAATCCTACGCCTTAGGTAGTGTTGCAAAATAGTAACAGTATAGCAAACGTGCCACACTCTAGCGCATATAAATAGGCGCACTAGCTATACGCCACGCGATAACCGCAGCGTATAGGTAGGGCACACATATAGCCCGTACTAGCACAATGCTAGCACGGGCTGTAGTGGCGTGGTTTAGACTAGAGCGGCGTTCATCATGACGATAGCGGCTTTAATCTTCATCTGATCACCATCACAGAATTTCAGAAGGCCATTAACTTCGGTAGTCAAACTATCACGAAACTTAGGGTCAAAAGAATGCATAGCACTAGAGACTACCACCATTTGGTCCGCATCAATTGGGAAGCCGATGGGCTTGGCTTCGCCTTCTTCGCCTTCGCCTTCTTCGGCTTCGGCTGCGGCTTCGGCTTCGGCTGCTTTCTTCTTAGCGGCTGCAGTGTAGGGCCGTATCTTGCTAGCAATTGTGGACAGTTTGTAAAGCTTGCCCGGTTTGAAAACCCCTGCGGCTTCGGCTTCGGCTCGGGCGTCTGGATTAGAAGCGATCTGAACAGAATAAGAAGTCATGTTCTTGACCGTTTGAAGATCGAGGCCGCTATGCTTTTCGACTAACTGATTGAAAACCGTGGCTTCGGCTTGTGTCTTAGAATATGCCCTAGTTTTTTCGTAGACGATATTACAGTGAGCTATCTGATCAGAACGATAGGCGAGGGCACCGGCCTCGGTATCTTCTAAGCCGTTAAGTGCAATGACTTCACAAGATACCCGTGCAACGTCATCTGCTATCACTTGTTGTGCGGCGTTCAGATCGGTTTCGGCTTGGGCTTGGGCTTCGGTAATTTTGATCTTCTTAGGCATTGTTTTATTCCTTTAAGTAGATGAACCCTTGCGGGCTTGGCGGTGTCGCCACCGATACACACCACAATACGTGATGTGTATCAGAAGCGGCGCGATCAGTAGGCGGTAGCTTCAACCTCTTTACGATATGCTGCGGCTGGCTTGATAATGCGCTGCACATTCTTAATTGCGCCAGAAACCGTACTAGCGTTGCCCATGACTTCCACGATTTCTGCTAGATCGTAGCACTCAACGATAATGTCCCAACCATCATGCCTATAGTTCTTAAGAGCGTGGTCATAAACTGCTTGGGCGATTTCATTCTTGGTCATTGTGTAACTCCGATCTAAGGCCTACGGAATGCGGGCCGGTGGTATCTTATCGCATACTTTGTAGGGCACAGTCAAGCGTTGCATTAGGCAACGGAGAATATGGGGTGTGCTTTGCAGGACAGAGAGAGAGAGGGGTGTGCTTTGCAGTTTCATTTGATACACCCTTATAGTGTATTGATCGCCCTATCAGATAGCGGTGCATTTCATTGGGCCTGTGGTTGCCTAGGACTATGGATCACCGGCAAGGCTGAACAAGATCAGTGAAGATCATAGAATTTTGATCAAGATATAGTGATGAAAGGGTTCTAAGATCATGATCTAGTCAAGATCAAGAGAGGGCCGGGTGGGCCATGGGGGGTGCCTACGTTAGCGTATACACAGGTTCCCACAGATCAGGAAAATAGCTTGTTAACCACAGTTGGTATATACAAGGGGGTGTGTTGTTAGGCATGATTTTTTACTATATATGGGTGTCATATTAGCAACACTATAGCTGTGGTAGGGCACTGTATATGGTACATACAAACTATCTTTACATAGGTGTACGTTTATGCTTGACACGGCATAGTGAACCGAGTATAATGTTATCACATTAAGTGATTCACAGAGAATGAAACAGTTAGTAAAGAAAAAAACACTAGGTAAAATAAAAATACACTACGGATGTAAGGGCACTGTAAGTGTAACATATACAGTGTACCACAATAAATGAATAATAGAAAGGATTAGACTTGTACGATGAAAAGTGTTAAGGTTGGACCTACTGATTTTAGTATTGAATATGTACCACTGAATGAGGAGCTTTTCGGTGATTTTTCGTATATCAACTCTCGCATTAGAATTGAACAGAATTTAAAGGGTACTGCCCTAGTTGATACTGTACTGCATGAAATACTTCACGCTATATGGAAGCTAGGGCAATTGAAAGATAAAAGAGAAGACGAGGAAAGGGCTGTAGCAATTATGGCAACATATCTGACCCAAGTGCTAAGGGATAACCCTACGATGCTTACTTGGTTAAAGAAGAATCTTGTATGAAACATTTCAGTCAAGCAGAAACTATGCAGCATCAGCTATCTGAGTTTCATACAACCTTTGGGCATCCACAGGATGTGCCCTACCTAGATGATCATATCCGTGCTTTACGCAAGCGGCTGGTCAAAGAAGAAGCTAATGAGCTATTGGAGGCTTTAGATGAAGGTGATCAGGAGCAAGTTCTTAAGGAATTGTGCGATCTTCTGTATGTTACCGTTGGTTTGGCTGACACATATGGTTGGAATCTTAATGTGGCATTTAATCGCGTACATATGTCTAATATGTCTAAGCTTGACGGAGATGGTAATGTGGTTAGGGACGAGGGTGGCAAGATACTTAAGTCGGAAAACTACCAAGCGCCGGACCTTTCGGACCTAGTGTATGGCGGTAAAGTACCTAAAATGTACTTATATAAAAAAAGTGCTTGACAATGCGGACTAAATCGCTAAAATGGTATAATGAACACACGCTTTCGGCTTTCTTTAAAAGTGTCCATAACAGAGAAGCGTTTGTAAGATTACCCCATTACGATGTAGTTTATGTTCGCGCAGCTATTCGTAAGGATACTGGCGTTGAGCATACCTACGAAGATGTATATAACGCTATGAAGGCTGAAGGATGGAATAAGGACTGATGTCTCTTACTGATTCAGAGAAAGCTAAGTTAAAGCGTATAGGTGTTAGTGGTCTTAATAAACCTAAAATGACGCCAAATCATCCAACAAAGAAAGCTGTGGTAGTTGTTCGTGATGGGACCAGCCTTAAAACAATTCGGTTTGGTGATCAGAAGATGGGTCACAATTACTCTGCCGAGGCGCGTAAGTCTTTCAAGGCAAGACACGCTGCCAACATTAAAAGAGGACCAACGTCTGCTGCTTATTGGGCAAATAAAGTATTTTGGGGCGGAGCAGGAAAGTCTACTAAGTCGCCTCCTAAGTCGCAAAAACATGTTAAGGGGCGTAGTCGTAGGTCTTAAAACTTTACTACTCTTTATGCTACTGTACACTAGTCCAGCACATGGGCACCCTACAGTACCAATACCAAGAGATAAACCGGCGCATCCACTTACTACGTACAAAGATTTGTATGTTTATATCGTGCATCCTTGGGATTTCAATAAGCAACGCACAATTAAGTGTTACTCTGTATGGATAGATAAATATGGCTACGTCGTCAAAATCGACTGCAAAGAAAAAGAAAAGTAAGAGTAGAGTCAATGAGGCTGGAAACTACACTAAGCCAGCTTTACGTAAACGCCTATTTAACAAAATCAAGGCGGGTGGAAAAGGTGGCAAGCCGGGGCAATGGTCAGCAAGAAAAGCACAGATGCTGGCAAAAGCATACAAAGCAGCCGGTGGCGGATACAAAAGCTAAACCTTTTAAAAAGCGTTTGGTAGATATTTTAATTTAGAATTACAGGAGAGATAGAGTGACACAGATACCACAAGGTAATAACATGTTTTGGGCTGTTCAATCAGCCGTTACAGTAGGCTCATCTGCAGGGCAGACCGAAGTTACAAAGTTTAACTTAGTCACGATTCACCTTGACGCAGAAATTTACGTTAACTTTGGTGCTTCTGATACTGCAGCAAACAGCACAGCTAACGACATTAAACTTGGTCCCGGTTTGCATTCGCTTACTGTACCTAAACAAGTAGGCAATGAACAATACATGAATTACCTACGAGTAGGCGGTACAGATGTGACTATGCGACTAGTGCTTTCTTAAGGGGGATATAGGTATGTCTTTGCTAACTGGGCTTGTACAGCAGAATGTCGATAGGCATACTTCTGATATGGTTACTCTTGTAGCTACTGCATCTATTACTACTGCAGAACATGCAGGGCGCACACTTCTCATGGGAGAAGTTGGCGGCGATGCAGCAGCTACGTTCACTCTTCCTGCAGCTACCGGAACAGGTAGTATTTTTAAGTTTGTTGTTTCTGTCATTAATACTTCTAACTACCTTATTAAGGTTGCAGATGCTACAGATACAATTGATGGTCAAATTATAATCACTGATGCAGACGGTACTGCAGCTACGTCCTTTGTAACAGCTTCTGCTTCTGATACTATTACGCTAAATGGCACCACAACAGGTGGCGGTGCTATTGGTGATTATGTCGAAGTAATTGACATTGCTTCAAATCAATATTCAGTAAGCGGCATGGTAACTTGTGCTGCTGGTTCTAACATTGCTACAATGTTTAGTGCTACTGTATCTTAAATAATACGTGGAGTGATAACACGTAAAACTATCACTTTGCTAAAGCTATACTAAAGGAGATTTTAACATGGCTTCTACACGAATCGCGCAAGGGGTTTCCCGTGTCCCTGAAGACGTTTTTATTGAAGATGGAATGGAGGTCGTTTCGGGTGGCCTTACAGTTACTGCAGGGGGTGTTACCGTAACTGCAGGTACTACTACGCTTGGTGCGTCGTTTGTACGTGACATGGTAACGCTTACTGGTACGGATGCTATTACTGTAGCTGAACATGCTGGTCGTATTTTGCTTATGGGTGAAGTAGGTGGGGATGCAGCGGCAACCTTTACGCTACCAGCAGCCACAGGTTCGGGCGCAGAGTTTCAGTTTATCGTATCGGTAGTCAATACATCTAACTATATTATTGCCGTCGCTGATGCTACGGACACAATTGATGGTTCTGTTATTCTGCATCAAGACAGTGCAAATACAGTTGTCAGCTTTAACACTGCTTCTGATTCAGATACTATTACGCTCAACGGCACGACCAAAGGTGGCGTTTCTATTGGTGACGAAATTACGCTTATTGATATTGCTGCCAACCAGTACATGGTTAAGGGCGTACTTACGGCAAGTGGCACGGAAGCTACGCCATTTAGTGCTGCTGTATCCTAGTAATGGAAGTCAACTTAGATATGGTTGACTCTTGTTTCTGGGTAACTTTAGTATTTAACTTTTAGCAAAAAGGATAGGCCACGCTTTTTAAGTAACACATATGCTAAGAAAGCGTGGCTCCTTTGCTAGGAGCTAAATGAAAACTATAACAGAAGAAATTCTACATTGGTCTGAATATTTTGTAGAGCAGAAAAGTAAAAAGCTAGATGGCTGGGCGGTTTGCCCTTACGCACAAAAGGCTAGGTTAACTAATAAAGTAAAAGTTGTTGAAGTAAAAAGTGCTGATGACTTTTTGTTTGAGTTAACTAAAGAAGCAAGAACATTAAAAGAACAAGAAAAAGAATTAATTATTGTAGCTTGTGATGACTTTCGTATGGACATTGATGCTCTTGCATACAGTGTTGAAGCTTTAAACTATACGTTTGTTAGAGATGATATTTACCTTATGCCTTTTCATCCATATGATGATAGTGAAGAGGTAGAGTTTTTAGAAGATAATCTAGAAACTGAAAATGATTTTTTTATGGTACTTATTCAACCTTTCGGTAAATTAGAAGAAGCTTCGGCTAGTTTACATAAGCAAGGTTACTACGACAACTGGGATAAACAATACTACGAAGACACAGTTTTGAAACGGCAATCATATAGGAGAGTTTACAATGATGGGCAAAAGCAAAAGAATTAAGAAGATGCGCGGCGGCGGCATGGCTAAAAAGAAACTTATGAACCGTGGCGGCAATGTCAAAAAGGGCATTAAGAAAATGATGGCTGGTGGGCCAGTCAAAGGTAAAAAGAAAAGTATGCGTGTTGGCGGCATGGTGAAGTCTCCTAAGCGTCGTGGCTGATCAGAAGAAACTACAAGAAGAAAGTAAATACAGTGCGCTTGATCTTAATCAGGATGGCATAGTGGATGATAATGAACTAGCTGCTATTGAAGCACTAGACAAGCATGAGAAACACGATGCACAGCGACACATGGCATGGATAGCTATGGTTGCTATGCTTGTATTTACTGCACTTGTATTTCTTCCTATCTTTCCTGATAGCAGAATTAATGCATTATCAGATTTGTTTAGTTTATTTTATATAGGTATGGCTGGTGTTGTGTCTGCTTACTTTGGTGCAGCAGCATTTATGTCTAGGAACGCTAAGAAGTAAATGGCTTTAAGTAAATCACAACAGTCTCTTAAGACTTGGACAGGAGCAGATTGGGGCACTAAGTCAGGTAAGCCTTCTACTCAAGGGCCAAAAGCTACAGGAGAACGCTACCTTCCTAAAGCTGCTATAGGTGCTTTATCTAATCAAGAGTATGCAGCTACTACAGCAGCTAAACGTAAAACAACTAAAGAAGGCAAGCAAGTTTCTAAGCAGCCTAAGAATGTAGCAAAAAAGACACGGGCTTACACAGCCATGAGAAATGGTGGCATGAAAGTGCATAACTACTTTGCTGGTGGTTTAGCTAAAAATATAATAACTAATCGTAGCAAATCTAAATCGGGGAAAAAATAATGGCAGGACCGGCAGGATTAATTGTAATGGTAGGTGGAATAGCTTTTAAAGTAGCTACCTCAAAAGCAGCAAAACAACTTATTAATAGATTTAAAGATGCTAGACTTGTAAAAAACCCTACACCCGCACAAGTTAATAGTGCTGCAACTTTAAGACAGTATCAACAAAAAGATTTATCATTTTTTTCTAAGCCTCAGTTAAAAAAACTAATTAAGGCAGATTCTAAGGAGGTGACTATACCTCAAGCACTATTAGGTAAAGGGTACAGAAATCCTGCAGACCCAAAAATACCTGCATCAGGTGAAAGAGCAAGAAAAAATATAAAGAATGTTGCTGGTGGAGTTGGTGCAGGAGCAACTGTAGGTGGTGTAGTTGTAAAAGTAGCAAAGTCAGCAGGTGATAAGATAAAAAATATGACTGATGAAGCTGCTATGAATAAAGAAATTCGTAAGGAAGCGATAAAAGCAGGATACACCAAAGAAGAAGCAGCTAAAGTTGTAGACCAGAATGCTGATTTTGTAGCGGGTAAAACAACTAAACTTAATCTCAACTTAAAAAACAGGAAAAGGTTTGAAGGAGAGGCGGACTTGCCGTACGCAAAGTCTCCGATTATGAACAAAGGTGGTGTTCCTAAACCAAGAAAAAAACCTTATGTCCCTATGTATACGCCAGACGTATACGCTAAGTTTCCTCAGTTTAAAGGTTTGTCGCCTAAAGAAAAAGATAGAAAAATTGCTATGTCAACAGAATCTACAAGAATGGGTGTAACTAGAACACCACCACCTAAGCCAAGAAAAAAACCTACACCTCCAAAACTAGCTAAAGGTGGTTTTCCTGATCTAACGGGTGACGGTAAAGTTACAAAAAAAGATGTTCTTAAGGCTCGTGGTGTTGCCATGAATAAAGGCGGCATGAAAAAACAGTACGGTGCTAAAAACTTTATGTATGGTGGTTCTGTTATGGGTAAAAAGAAAAAGTAAATGTCTAGTCGTAATGCAATTGGTCTTAGTGGCGGACCTATGAAAAAGTCTAAGATTCGCAGAAAAGGGCGGCACAGTAAGGTTACGCCTAAGCGAGAAAAGAAAGGCCCATTTAGGCAATGGCAAGACAAGGCTAGAAAAGGATAGGGGAGAGGGCATTACCGTGGCAAGAAAAAGCAAAAAAACTGTCAGTAGCAAATCTAGAAAGCCTCGTAAGCCCTCTCCTCTTGCTATTGTTATTTCCATAGGTACGGTTAAACCTAAACCTAAACGTAAAAGTAAAAAGAAAAAAAAGGCTAAAGCATAGTTATGGAAATTAACGAAAACATTAGTCCTACTGTTGTAGCTGCAGAACTAGCTGCCCATGAGCGTGAATGCGCTGTGAGATATTCTACTATGGAAAAACAACTAGATAGTTTAGTTGGTAGAATTAAAAGATTAGAAAGCATGATTATGCTATCTACTTTATCTAGCATCATTGCGGTTATAACTATTTTTTGGACTGTACTAGGCGCATAAATGATTAGTACTATTAGAGGTGAGGTTCTTCCTACAGCACAAGCAACAGCTTCGTTTACTTGGCAAGAGCTAGTTTGCAAGTGCGGTTGTAATTCTGCGTATGTACAAGAAGATGCACTAGCAAAGCTGCAACAACTGCGAGACTTATTGGGCAAACCCATAGTACTTAACAGCGCATGTCGGTGCCCTGTATACAATTCTAAAGTTGGTGGCGCTCCGCTAAGTCAGCACAGAGCAACTGAAAACAACCCTTCGACTGCCTTTGATATTTCTTTAGCTGGGCAAGATAAAGAAGCAATCATATACTCAGCTAAAGCGGTAGGGTTTAAAGGACTAGGCATCAACTACAATTCTTTTGTCCATGTAGACAATAGACCTAAAGAAGCAACGTGGTAATTATATGTTTGAAATTATAGGTTCAGTTCTTACTGGTGGTGCTACAGGTATTATTGGTAGTGTCATTGGTCAAGCAGGAAGGTTTTTAGAAACCAGACAAAAGCTTAAAAAGATGGCGCTAGAGTTTGACCAAGAACTAAAGCTACAAGAAATGCAGATCGAAGCGCGTAGTGCTGAATTAGAAAGCGAACGTGCTATAGCAGAAGAAAATGCTGCTGCTACAATTAAGGCTGCTTCATACGCACATGATGCTTCTTACAGTGGTTCTATAATTGGCAACATCTTAAGATTTGTCCGGCCTATTCTAACTTTTATGCTACTAGGCTTTTCTGTTTACGTATTCTTAGAAGCTTTAGGCGATGACGTTATTAAACGTGAAATTTCTAATCAGATACTATTTTTAACTACTACTGCTGTTACTTGGTGGTTTGGTGATCGGAGCATGAAAAAATAATGGAACGGGAATATACCGAAAAACAACAAGCTTTTTTGCGTGTTTTATTTCACGAAGCTAACGGCGACTTTAACGAAGCAAAACGACTGGCTGGATACAGCGATAATACTAGTGTAGGCGAGGTTATTAAAACTTTAAAAGATGAAGTATTGGAACTTACTAAAGAATATTTGGCACTCAACGCTCCACGTGCTGCAATTGGCATGGCAGGAATTTTGCGTGACCCCGGCCAACTGGGTACGGCAAACTTACTCAAAGCGGCCACTGAAATTTTGGATAGAGTGGGCGTTCAAAAGACGGACAAAGTAGAAGTGGCTACACCTAACGGTATTATGCTGTTGCCACCGAAACAAAGTGACGAAGAAGAATAGATTACCTTACTATGAGTTGCCTGATCCGGTAGGTCTACGCGACTCAGAAGGTAATTGGATGCAGATA